GCATCTGGGAGGGCTTTCGGGTCAAACTTTACACTTACAAGCATAATTCCATATCGGACACGGTTGAGGCCATTAAAAAGGCTATAAATGAGTTTCACATACCACTATCCAATGTGGTTGCCGATGAAGATGGTGTGGGCGGTGGCGTGGTTGACTTCCTGGCATGCAAAGGTTTCGTTAATAATTCCACGGCAATGGATAACCCGATCACCCGGGAGAAAGAGAACTACCAGAACCTGAAAAGTCAGTGTTATTACAAGCTGGCTGACCGGGTAAACAATAACGGCATGTATGTGGAATGCACCGATCCAACTATGCGGGCAGAGATCATCCAGGAGCTGGAACAGGTCAAACAGCATGAGATGGATAAGGACAGAAAGAAGGCCGTCATGCCAAAAGACAAGGTAAAAGAGATGATCGGCCGGTCCCCGGATTATGCCGATACGCTGATGATGAGAGAATATTTTGAATTAAGGCCAAATATTAATTGGTTTCCTGAATAAAAATTTGGTTGTTTAAAAAACCCATTATACTTTTGGGGGATAGGGGGGCTGGGGGGTCAAGGGGGTATGCGGGGATAAACAGGGATAATTATTTAGTTAATACATATAGAATAAGGATAAATACTTGAAGGGCTATTTTTGGCCCTTTTTTTTATTCCACTTCACCAAGGCTTAATGTTCACTATTACGAACAATTTCGACATGAAATGTTCGGTATGTCGAACAGGACGACATGATTATAAGAAATACCTTAATTTCGGAGAATCAAAGAATAATAAATCCTGATGGGAATAAAAGACCTCTGGACTAAGGCAACTTCTTATCTGCCCTTACGTTCTAATTTCACACGACCAAAGGCATCTTCAGTTATCCCAGTAGGGCAGCTCCCGGTTTATCCGGCACTCAACCCACAGACTTATGTGGCCCAGTACAATACCAATTCAACGGTATATACCATCATCAATTTAATGGCCAAGAAATTCGCAGTGTTGCCCAGGGTGCTGGCTCAAATCGAGGATACGGCTACTGAAAAGCAATATAAACGGGCTTTGAAGAACAATGCAGGCATGAAGCATTCAAAGCTGATGAAGATGCATGACAAGTCTTATAGGACTGATGATCCCGTCATACAGAACCCACTTACAGACCTCCTGGATCATCCCAATGAATATATGGGCCAGGACCAGTTTTATGCGGCTATATATACTTATAAGAAACTGACGGGCAATTCATTCGTGTGGCTGAATAGAGGCGATAACGACAGTGTGGAAGGCGATGCCAGGTATAAATTACCGGTACTTGAAATGCATGTTCTGCCAAGTCAGTTTATGACGATAACAGTAGACAGGCAGTTTCTTTTTGGGGAGATTGTGAATTACGTACTTTATGACCAGGGTCAGCCTATTTATTTTCAGAAAGAAGATATTATCCACTGGCGGGATCCGAACCCACGTTATGATGGGTATAATTTTACACACTATTATGGACTGAGCCCATTGGAAGCGGGTATGCAGTTGCTCACTCAGGACAGGGCCGGCCGCGATGCGATGGTTGCCATGTACCAGAACGGTGGTGCGCGTGGTGTGCTTTATAATGAATCCTTTAACAACCTGACGCCGGAACAGCTGGCATCGGGTAAGTCGGCTATTGATACCAAGATTAACAACCGGGCTCAGAAGTCCGCCGTGGCAATGCTACCAGGCACATGGGGTTATTTACAGTTGGGGGATAGTGCAGTGGATATGGAATTCGTGGAAACGATGGATAAAGTCTTCCAACGCTGTTGTAACCTCCTGGGCTGTAACCCACAACTTTTTGAAACCAAGACAACGTTTAATAACGTTGAGCAGGCACGTAAAGACTTGATTACTAACGCCATCATGCCGGATGCATGCAGTTACAGAGATGAGGAAAACAGGGTTCTGTTACAGGCTTTCGGACTTGACAAGACTAAATACACGATCGACATTGATATTGACGATATCCCGGAACTTCAGGACGATATGGAGAAAGTAACCAAACGCGTACTTTCAGCATGGGTGATGACACCCAATGAAATGCGGGAAGAACTGGGCATGGATGACCTGGATGAGCCGGGAATGGATGAACCATGGGTTCCTACAACACTTGCAATACTATCAGATGCAGCAGTACCAACAAATCAACTATCAGCTGACGCCGCAATGGGAGGAGACGATACAACAGGTAGCGGATCTTCTGGCATGGGTGGAAACGGAAAAGAGTTTTCCCATCCTAAGATGGGGGGCAAACTGTTACCAACGGAGGCAGATGTTAAATGGAATGCAGAACTCGCTAAGATTAAGCATTAGTAAATATTACTATGAGCATGGCGATATCAGTCCCTATAAAAACCAATTATATCCGCCGGCAGAAGATACTGCAAAACAGGCTGATGAATAAACACCTGCAGCCTGTCTTTACATCACTCATGCAGGATAACCGGCACTGGTCAAGTATGGTCATTACCCATGGACCTGATTATACACTGTCTCAGACTCAGCATTTACACCTTAACCATACGATCGGCAAAGTCATAGAAAACCTATATAAAGATGCAGCAGCACAAGCATATCCCAGAACAAAGATTACCAAGGGTGCACTTATACCGATATTCGGATTCGTTCGAAACGTCTTACAATATTTTCGGGATAACATTTTATCTAAGGTGGTACTTCCAATATCAGATACCACCAAAAAAAGGGTTGAAAAGGTTCTCCGTCAGGCTATCCAGGAAGGATGGGGAGTGAATAAGACGGTGGACGCCATCGATGATCCGGCTTTAACTAAACGCCGGGCAAAGATGATCGTAAGGACCGAATCTGTTCGCGCCATGAATTACTCACAATTAACAGCTGCAGACAATGAAAAATACCAAACAGAAAAGACGTGGATCGCCGTCGAAGACAGCCGTACACGAATCACCCATACCCATGCCGGGGTTGACGGCGAAACAAGAGACTTGTATGATGAATTCAGCAACGGACTCCTGTTCCCGGGCGACCCTAACGGACCAGCAGAAGAAACGATTAATTGCCGATGCACTCTGGGTTATCAGCTTAAACGCGGTTTGAATGGCAGGCCCGTACCGAAACGGCCTGAAGATTGGGCAGCGGAAGACCAGTTCCGGGCAGTAGAACAGCAATACCTTCTTAACCCAAATACGAACTAAAAAAAATATATTAATTTCATACAATGGATTATAAGAACATTGAAGGACAGCCGGTTGACGTGGACACCACGGGCAGGCGCGTCAAGGTCGTTATAAGCGAAATGGGTAGTGTGGATCTGGATAACGATATCATTGAACAGACGGCATATAACCGCACCCTGGACCAACGCGGCCCCAAAGGCGCAAACCTGATCTGGCACCTTACTGACCACAATCCATCCATGAAAACGGCAATAGGCAAGTTTTCAGAACTGTATGTTAAAGGAAACCAGCTGGTAGGTATCACCGATATACCGAAGACGACATGGGGTAATGATATGCTTGAATTCTATAAGTCAGGCCATATTAACCAGCACAGTGTCGGTTTTTCGACAATCGAAGCCGAAGACGGCAAAGGGGAAGGGCCACGGATTATAAAGCAAATAAAACTTTATGAAGGTTCCGCAGTATTATGGGGCGCCAATCCGAACACCCCGACCCTAGAAGCACCGAAAGGAGAAATAAAGGAACTGATACCGGCATTGGTGAAAGAACTGGATTTACTGATTAAGTCAATGAAGACAGGCAAATTCACCGACGAGGCCTTTGAGCTCATGGAAATCCGTATCAAGCAATTGCAGGATAAATTTTTGAATCTCACATCATCCACTCTGCCCGCAGGTAATGCACCAGACCCGGAAAAGACGATTCCCTGGAATAATGTATTACTTAACATTTTAAACTAACAAAAAACAATGGCAGATGATTTAACCGGCCTGCAGGTAGTAGAAAAGATTACCGAAGCCAATAACAAATTCAAAGAAGACGTTATAAAAAAGGCGACTTCTGAAGTGGACAAACTTACTACTGAACTCAAGAAATTTGAGGAAGAGGTTAAGACAGTCCAGAAAGACGCCGAAGTAAAAGGCGCAACCATCCTGGATATGCAGGGTGAAGTCAAGAATCTTGATGCTAAACTTTCCCGCCTGCGTGGTAACGCTGACGGTGCAAAGAAAACCATTATAGACCTTCTGGCTCA